GATGTTGGCCGCATATTGACCAATAACAATCTTGCCGTCGTTTTGCGTCTGAATGAACTGGTCAGTGATGCGCGAAGCTTCTTCTGCCCCCAACCCGTAGGAGTTGAGAACTGACGTTGTGGCATCTGCCACGGTGTTTAGATCAGAAAAGCCACCAGTAGCCGCAAGGCTCGAAGCCTTCAGCACCTGCGCGGCAGAAGCTGCATCCGTAAAGCCAGCAGAGGCCACGTCGTAAGCCGCCGCAGTTAGCTCAACAACGCTGGCTTGGCCCGACAGCTCACGGCTTACATCACTAAGACGGCCCTTCAATTCCTCACTGTTGACGCCAAGCGTGCGGACCTTTGCTTCCGCAAAGTCTTGCTGAGCCAACGTCGAAAAGGCAGAAGTAAGGACACCCGCCGCTGATGTCAGCAAAGCGATGGGCCCTAGAGCTGCCTTTAAAGCAGTGCCCAGGGCCGCAACACCTGGGACCGCTCCCTTTGCCGCTTTGCCAAAAAACGCAGACGCAGCGCCTGCACCTTTTGCAGATTTAGCCGCATTGTCTAATGCGCCTTGTGCGCCCTTGGCCTTATTTTTTAGCTGATCAACCTGTGCCTGAGTCCCCTTGATGGCAGACTTCGGCTGAGAAAAATCAAACTTGGCTGTAAGGACTGTTGTGGTCACATCAGCCAACTAACTTGTCCCAGCTTACCGCCGTTGCTGCTTGGCGCGATCCATTGCCTGCTGCTCCTTTTCAGCCTTCAGTTCGTGGTAGGCAGCAAAGTAAATAAGCTCCGCATCGGTCAATTCGTTGCGAAGCCTGCTTACGGTCATGCCTAATTCGCAGGCCAGGAAGAACTCAAAATAAGCCCAGCTGTCCTGCGTCAGTCGTTTTTTGCGTCTTCAATGTCAGGCTCTTCACCAAGGCCAAACAAAAACAGCTCAATCTCGTTTAACACGGATTCAGGTAGCTGCCGCTGAAGCTTATGGGCATCAGCAGCCGCAAACGCTTTAGTCCCGTCCTCAAGCTCTGCCATCTGGCACAGCATTTGTGTACTGATGTCCAACGCCTCTTCTGTACCTGCAAGGCTCTGGGCTTTCTTGCGGTCGGCGCGTGTAATTGGCTTGAAAAACAAATCAACGACTTTTTTGCCGTCAGCGTTTTTTAATTCAAATTTGCGGCGCTGGTTGAGGTCAAACGCCCCAACCAGCAGATCAACGGTGCGATTTCCAGCAGGCATTTAGACAACAGTTTTGTCATCTAAACTATAGCCTCATCACTCAAGATTAGAAGTGATGGTGCTGCTGGTGATGAAGTTGCAGGTAGCAACAACTAGTTCGCCGACGGTAGAACTGATTTCCATGTCAGTAATAATTCCGCCAAAAGAAACCGAATCAGTGCCGTTTGTGTTGCCGGTAGTGAACAACTCAAACGAAGCATCAGCAGTGTCAGGTGATTTGATGATGTCTTCGACAAACGCAGCTTGGCCCGTTGCATCTGGGTCGTAAACCAGTTCAACTGTTCCAGAGCCGGAAATCATGCTGCCAACGAATTGGCGAAAAGTGTTCCCATGAACTGTAGTGTCCAGGGTTTCTTTAGTGATTGACAGGCTCCAGCTGCGAGTACCAACAACAGTGGCAAGACTGCCGCCGCCGGTCTCAAATTCAACTGAACCAGATTCGCCTCGAAGTGTTGCCATGGTCAGAGTTCCTCGATGAATTCAAAGGTCACAGAGACCCGTGTTTGAAAGTAACCCTCTGGAACTGGTGAAGCCAGTACCTCGGGGCCGTTAGGAGCGTCGAAGAAAACCCCCGACACGATCTCTCTATTGTAAAGGTCTCGAATTCGTTTACCAATTACCAAGTTCGCGCCAGGGCCGACGCCTTTGCCGCTGAAGATGTTGAACACGACAAGGCCCACGATCCGGTTCTGAGAATTGGTTGTAGACCCTTGGCTTAGGTATTGGTTGGCCCCAAACGTTGTTAAGCACTGCACAAATGAGCTATTAGGCGTGGGCTCAAAGGCCATGTTTTGAAAGACCACAGGGATCGCAGGACTGTTCGCTAACTCAGTGGCTAGTCGCCCTTCGATCGTGGCCCGCACTGAGTTGAGGTTTGTAGCTGCCATCAGATCTTGCCTTTCCTTTGAGCATCTTTAACAGCATCGTTGAAACGCCTTTGCGAATCAACCTGCAATTCTTTGGTGATGATTTCGGGGAAGCCCTCAACAGTGCCCTGCGTGGTCTTGAAGTCGTCGCCCCATGAAGGTGGCAGGCCGGTGCCCATGCAGACCGGCTCGGCATATTCCACGGCGTTGTGAACGTTGTAAACGTTGCCAATTGTTTCAGTGCCTGGTTGGTAGTTAATGCCCTTAGCTTTAGGGATGCTTCCTCCTTTAGCCGCCGAATATTCACCGGGTGGTTCTGATTTGTTACTTATGGCGTTTTCACCGATCTGCCAACTTGCCCTCAACCTGCCGGTTTGCGTTGGCGTTGCTTTTTTTAACGATTTGTCGGCTTCAAACACTGTGCTTTGCGCATAAAAGTCCCCCAGCTGGTTTAAGTAGTCGTCAACTTGATCAAAATTAATCTGTTTTGCCATCGTTAGGCCCTCAAATAAAGGTCGTAGGCAATGTCCACACCATTCAGCTCTTGCTTGTCCACCTGGACAATCTGATAAACAATGCTGCTGATCACCACGCGGTCTTTGGTCTCTGGTGCGCTAGCCACATCTGCCGCCGAGATGGTTAACTTTTTGTCGCCCGCTTGAATCAGCTCGTTGGCCTCACGGAGCGCCACTTCACTAACAACACCTTTAATCGCTGTGTCTGATTCAGTCTCCGTGACCGTGCCCGTCGTGGCGTTGTAGCTGCTGCCACTCACAAAGCGGATCGTGACATCACCGCCAAGAACCGTTCCCCCGATAATCGGGGCCAGCTTTGCCGCCAGGATGTCACCAAGAGCCATTAGAGCTTGTAAGCGATTGCAGCACCGCTGGTTAGCTGGATGCTAGTAAACACGCCGTAGATAACAGTACGAGCTACAAAGGTTTCCCCAGCGAGTGAGTCGCCCGTATAGCTAGCCGCAGTGATTGCATTGATCACCGTATCTTCTTTGAACTGAATCGCCCCAAAGCGCCCCGTTCTTGCATCTGTTCCGGTGATTGATTCACCTTGGCAGCCCATGTGCATTGGATCAGCTCCGTTTGACAGAAATGTTGCCTGGTCCACTAATTCTAAGGCTGTGGAGATATCTTTCAAACATGGGCGGCACGCGATCAGCTCCCACTGAGCCGGTCTTATCAGGCACGACCGAAATGCTGCCCACCTGAATGCTCTTGAAGTCCTCAAGGCCGCCCAGGCTGATGCCGTCTTTGTTGCTGTGCAGGTAAACCGCTAGCTCAATCTGAGCGTGTTTAATCTGCGACGGAATCTCTGTATCGGTAAAGAAATCATCGGCAATACGAAACGGAAATCCCGTTGCGTAAGTATTGATATATGTCGAAGGCTTTCTGACACCTGTACGCGGCCACTCAAGCGCCTGCGTGTCGGTTGCCTTGGCCCCTAAAAATCTTTCGCGGTCAAGCCGTTGTGTGGCAGCTGTCAGAGCACGGTTGCGACTATCAGTGTTGCCTGAGCCCCACTTGTTTGCATCAGTGCCCAGCACCATGGCGTCAACGTAGGCATCAGCTTCCGCCAGCGTCATGTAGCTGTTCGAGCTTGCCCCGCCCGCTGTTGCGACGATTGTTACTGCCATTGGCCTTGCGGGTGGTGGTCTTGGGTTCAGTCTTAGCAGGGGCAGAGGCCACCGCTTGCGCGGCAGCCTGCTGTTCCCTAAGTCGCTTGAAAGCGAACAAAGCCATCAGCTAGAAGCGCCCTTAAGCGCAACAAAGTTGATGACGATCGCCTCTGACAGCGAGCCAGCAGACACGTTTGAAACGGTCAGGTTGAAAGAACCTGCCGCCATCGTGCTTGCCTGCACCAAATAGCTGCCAGCAGTTCCGGCAGAGCCGTGAACAGCAACGACAACATCTGTTGCAGCCACCTCGCTGTTGGTCACAGCAAAAGTGGCTTCAGCGCCTGCACCAAGGGCAGCGCCGTTCATGGTGATTTGACCGGATGCAGCGTTAATCGTTACGCCGGTCGTCTTGTTGCTGGCCTGGGTCACAGTGCCGCCAGTAGTCGGGCCAATAAGTTTGCCCGCTGTTGCCTCAAAAATGGATGCCATGGTTAGTTACCTCCTGGGTTAATCAAGGGAGCTAATAACTGTCGCGCGGACGATACCAATGTTCTTGGTTTCGTACACCT